GCCCTCGGAAGGAGGGAAATTGAAACTAGATTATTCGAAACATTACATCAACAAATCTCATACAAAGCATTATTATATGAATCATATTTTTGATAATTTCGAATGGAAAGAATTTTGTAGTGGTATTAGAATACAAGGATTGAATATTGGACATTCGGATAAACACAGAATAAAACCAGAATTATGCGAACGCTGGTATAATCAAGACAATCATACAACTAATATATGTAAACCTTGTAAAAACAAAGTATTTTATAGATCATCTACAGGTGGATATTTTTGTAAAAAATGTGCTCATGATATAGTTAAAGTAAATGATAATGTTACGTTTACCAAAATTTAATAATTTCCTAAAATTGTTGTTAATTTTATACTAACCTATAATTGGTAATTTTCCTATTTCTAACGCTAAAAAAAGTATCATCATAATATATTTCAGCAAATCCATGATTCCATTTATTTTGTGGCATAAATAATGGATGAAGTCCACATAGGCATCCTATTGACCAATTTGCAATTATACTATTGCTAATGGTAGGTTCTGTATGCTCCGATGTTTGATGAAAATGCCCACATATAGCATTCTTTTTTGCCCGAAGAAATAATCCACGTGCTGGGTTTACAGGATTAGTCATAGTGAATTTATATTCATGCCCATGTAGTATATATAGGTCATTTAATTTGATTATATGCTTGTCTTTTACCACATCAATATTTCTTTCAGCTAATTTCAATATTTTATCCAAATGCATTTCTTCAAGCTCGAATAACTGTGGTGCATTATTCATTAGATAATTATCAAATCTCTCTTCATGATTCCCAAATTTATATATTATTTTTGCTTCAGTATTATTCTGAATCATATCTAATATTTCATTGAATAATGATATCTCATCTTTTGTCGATCTGTTTCTTGGATCTTTCTGCCAATTAGATATTTGATAAAAATCAATCCAATCACCATTCAATATTATTGTCTTGGCTTTTATTTCAATGGCTCTTTCTATGAATATTTCCAATGCATCTTGGTCATGATATGGAATATGAGCATCAGATCCAGCCATTATTGGAAATATATTATCATTAAAATCAATATTGTAAAATGAATAATCAACTTCATCTGAAATTGGAACATTTATTTTAGGCATATAATTTTCAACATTCATTTTTGTTCTATTGTATTGTCCGTTTGAACCGCGATAATACCTTATTTGATTCCTTGTTTTTTCTGGATCATTGAATAATTCTGGAATGTCATTGATTAATAATTCTGTTATTTTTCTGCTACTTATCGATGGGTATTTTGTTATATATTCTTTGACGATATCTCCAGATATTTGAGTATTGCTCGACATTAATACTTCCTTTATTTTTTAAGAAGTTTATCATAAATTATATATAAACCTTCCCCTATAGCTATTCCTACTCCAACCCATTTAATTGAATTTGAGAGAGCTAATGAAGCTTTTAACTGATTCAATTGTTTGGATAGCGTTTGATAATTTTTCGTCATCTCCGCTAAGTCCTTCTGAGATTGTTCCAAGTCCTTCTGAGATTGCAGTAAATCCGTTTTTGATCTTTCCAAGCTCGCTTTGATAATATTGATTTCCGTCTGCGATTTGTTTTTCGAGTCGTCCAATTGATTCTGTAGCTGTATTATTTTCTCCGATGAGTCTTGTATTTGCTTCTGTAAGTTTGGTATTAGTATCTTGTAATTTTGTATTGATGATCTTACCTGCATTAATTGTGTTTGTGAGTTGCTCAATTTTTCTACTACTGATTGTTGAACTGATTGCCCATATAACACCAATACCGATAATAAAACTAATACTGCAACTAATGATATACGATTTATATTTTTTCCACACAATTATTTATTCTCCTCTATTTTGAAGCTAAATTAATTAATGTATCCCACATAATGCCTTGAGCTACAGCATTAGTCATCCTGCTCGCAAAACGTTTTTTTCTGCCGGCTTTTGATTTATCTTTAGAACCATTTTCATCTGTATCTAAACTTTCTTGTTTACCGATTATCACTAAAGCCACAACAGCGGATATTCCTATCCTCCACCAATCAATAGTTATATTGATTGTATTGGTACTTTTTAATAAAGGAATATATGCAGATATTACTATACCTAAAATAGTCAAAATATATGCTAAAAAACCGTCTATAACATCAAATACATTATTCCATACAATTTTTATTTTACTCATCTACTAATTCCCCATTAATAATATCTCCAGGTTTAATTCCATATGATCCTGAAAGCAAACTTCCAAATGTTTCTAAATTATTATCTGACATTACAAAACATCCAGCGCTCCAAGCAACACTAGTATCATAATTTGCGGACTTTGGCTTGTTTGATTGCCAATCGTGGATCAACCAACGCATTAAATCTACAGGTGCCCCATCTTTTCCTTTTACCGTCTCAACACTATTTTCATCTATTTTTTGTCCATCTAAATCATATGTATTTATGATTCCATGTATCTTGCCATACTTCATCCTATTTTCTACAAAACATTTAATTTGAAATGGGCCGGGAACTATAGTATCTGTATATCTCCCAAATGGAATATTAGCTACAGTTTGGCATTTAGATGTAAACATCCTTGCCTCATCTACAAACAATATAAAATCATCCAATGAATTATTAGCCTTATTATTTTCCCATGAATCAATTTTAGCCATATCAAATTTATATTTATAAGAATCTTGTTTCCTTACTACCCTAATAAATAATTCATTCATATATTTTCCTTTATAATTGATTTATCAAATAGTTATCTTTTAAGTCAAAACTTTTTGATATCAATTTTCTGGCTTTTTCTAAATTACCATTGCCTAATTCCGCTTTTTGAAAAGCTTCCAATAATGCATCTTGAGTCGTCAATATATTCTTAAACAATATTTGATTTAATTTTCCAGCTTCACTACGTTCCGAATTCATCTGTACTAAGGTTTCTTTTAATTCTTTTAATATTGATGTGTGCTCGATGCAAGGTAAATTGCTTCTTCCTAAATTGAATCCTTTCATTTTGATACCACCATTGTTGATGATTAATTTTATGATTAAATAAATAACAAATAAAGCCCCTATAACAATAAGCCCTACTATTAACATTTCCCACCAATTATCAATAATTATGTTCATATATTATTACTTTAATACTTGATGATGTAGTTCACGCCGATGGTCTTGCCGCGGGTGACAGTTCCGATACGCGGCGTGCCGTTGGTGGTATCGGTCTTTATTACGGATGCTGTGGCGTTCACGAATGTATCAGCAACCAATGTTGAGCCAACGATACCGTTCGTCCCAATTGTATTAGTTTGGTCATTAATATTCACATCATGAAAATGCCCCTGCATCTGGTCATCCGCAAAAACTCCCAGCGTCCGCGCATCGTGTGCCGCTATTGCTCCGTGCGTAGTCCCGGTGACTGCGCTGTAAGTTCCAGCTCCTATTGGCGCGGCTTCGCGCATGTCGGGCAAATTAAAAGTTGTACTATTATCCCCTATTCCCCAAGTAGTATTTATTGCAGTGAACAAATTTGAATAAGTTGTCCTGCTTACCTGTGAGCCATCACACAAAAGCCATCCGCTAGGTATTGATGCTCCCGCAAACATTTGCATGGTTCCTGGAGGCAATAAAAACTTGACTAACTGCCCTATAGTTCCACCAGTACTATTTCCTGATTGTTCTAATTCTATATAATCTAAAACTGATAACGCTGTTGCTGGGGATGTAGATACCAATTGTCCTATTGTTTTTCCCATATCCTTATACTCCTACCAATCTTGTATTCCCATATGTATCCACTCTAGTGTCACCATCGGTCAATAACCTATTTTCATAATTAGGCATTATAGAACTTTCAATAATCCGCAAATCTAATGTAATTTTTTCGTCCTCTAAATTATATTTCTTTCCCAATATCTCACATTTTTTCAATCCCAATATATTACTATTTTCCCTATTTATATATACGTTTACAATCCCACCAAATACCAAATCATAATATTTCATAGGAACATCTATGGATATTTCGCCGTGAACGTCTTTACAATATTCCATAATCTTATCAGAAAATATTTGCGCGGCATTAACATTCACTAAATAAGTATCAAAATCATTCTGAATATAAACCTTATATTTTTTATATACATCGGATTCCCATGAGATATCAGTAAGCCAAGTTGAATAAGTGGGATTCTTTTGATATCCTACATGTGTTGAGGATAATACTTGCGAAGGATCATATGTAATCGACAAAGTATCGGTTAAAATATCTGTTCTAGGAATATATGTTGTTGATGTTTTTGTACTATCTATCATTCTAAAAGTATATTTCCCATCTGGTTCTATAATAAAAATTCCAAAACACGATAAGCAAATACCTTCTATATATTTTAGAATTTCATCGGTAGCATCGGTATCCATTATAATAGTAACATTAGGAACTAAGGCGCGAGCAATGTCCCATTCAGTAGTATTAAAATAAGTTTCTGAATAGTTTATTGAACTGTTTAACAATAATAAATCGTAAATAGCGTCAAGGGCATTTTTATTTGTACAAGTATACCTAACTTTCTTAGTTAATTTTTTACGATTATCCATTGCCGTAACATACATATAATTTTCATCTATTTTTATGGTTTCTATATATCCTGCATATAGTATTTCGTATTCATCATAATTTAAATCTGCATATCCAAATTTAATACGGATAGCGTTTCCATAAACATCATATGTATCTGCAAAAGTATCGAATTCACCATCGGCATTTATAAATTGTAATGTGGCCGAGTCGTATGCAATTTTACCAAAATATAATGGATCACGAGAAAATCCTAATGAAGGTATCTTTGTCAATCTACCCTCAAATAATAAATTTATACCTTTAGGTGTAAACTCTTCTCTAGAAAATCCATGAATAATACCAATATTTATTGTATGTAAAAATGGCTCATCATAATTTTGTAATGATACATATAATGTTTTATTTTCGTAATAAAATGATTCATAAGTAGTAGTTACTTTTGCTATAGAAACTACTTTAGATAAAATAACATCATTACTACGACAGGAACCAATATTATCAAATATTTGTACAGTAAAATAATCAAGTAGTGAAGAATCAACTTCTGGATATATATTATCAAAATTTACTTTCCAAATACCAGCACCAATATTAACCCACTGGAGTTGGATCGATGAAATATCTAATTCAACTAATATTTTTGAGGCTGAAACTGAATTATAAGCATAATCTGCAAAAGTCATTTAATAATAAATCCTTATTTCGCCGCGAGCACCAGCATAACCAGCACTATTGGTAATTCCAGAACCTCCTCCACCACCTCCACCGGGAATTGTAGGTGATACATAATTCCCCCATGAATTATTGCTCGAACCGCCATTTCCTACAGAAGCTCCTCCTGACCATGCATAAGTTCCATATAAAGAGCCATGTGCTAAATAAATAGAGCCATTATATGTTGTTATTGTATCAGAATTATTGCCTACAGTCGGAAAAATACCAGAACCATTGCTATATGTCCCACCCCTTCCACCGTTAGGACTCCCTCCTTGCGCTGCTGGTATATTTAACGGTAAGGTAGTATTATATCCACCTCCATCTCCACCAGTCACTGAAAGAGTGCCAAAAGTGGTATTACTACCAGGAGAACCTGTTGTTGATGATCCTCCATTCCCGCCAGCACCAACAGAATAAGTAATTACTCCAGAACTAACATCTACAATAGCAGTATTATGTCCACCACCAGCACCTCCAGTACCACCGTAACCAGTAATATCATGCGATCCACCACCCCCTCCACCAATCACCGAAACAATTACAAATTTTGGGGTAAATCCCAATATTGCAGAAAAAGAAGATGAATACCAATTACCAGAACCAGAACTAATTGTTTGTCTTAATGTAATACCAGGAGTTATACCGGATAATTGAAATATATCTCCCAAATCTATATGATTATAAGATATATTTGTTATAGAAGTAGGACTAGATACTGGGAACGATCCTTTTATATCTCTTGCCATAAAAATAGATGTTAAATCTATTCCTAAGTATTTTATGCCTTGTAATGTTGAATATGCTGTAGTTCCATTTCTAGATTCAAAAATAAAAGATAAATCTAGTCCATTTACTGACCATAACGTGCTCATTTATTTTCTATCTTTTTATATAATTCTTGAATAGCCTTTATACATATAGCAAGACTATCACCTGTTGACATCGATTTCCCGTTACCAGAAAATTCTTTAGGGGCATCTTCAATAATTAATCCTATATGATTTATATGATCTGGATCATTTATATATTTATATTCAACTATTTTTGTATTGTTTATAATATCTAATGCATTACCTTCAAAATCTTTTATATCTTCTTTTTTATCTTTAGTTGATGTAGTATTAAATGATAATGCCTCTACGCTATTTACATAAGTAACCGATCCTTGTTGCTGTGCAAATAAATATTTATAAGTATAACTTGAAACCCCACCCTTTATTAATCCCCCAACATATCTAGTTAAACTTGCGGCGCTGGTATACCATCCCTGCCTTGCATTACTCCAAATAGATGCAGCGGTAGTATAAGCGGCCGTTATAATTTGACTTCCGGCTGTACCAGATGGAGTAATAGTTAAATAACAAGAGGCCCCAGTTGCTATTGCAGTCCAACTTGAAGCATTTGGAGTTATATCAGAATTGGCTAAAAAGAAAGCGCCACCAATTTCACAAACAGAGCCAGTAGCAATTAATGATTCTGCACTAGTGGCTATATTAGTTAATGAAATTCCTATTGAGCCCTTTAATCCAGAAGTAATTACAGAAATTCCTGTAGCTATCTGTAAGAACGCCATATATTAAAGCTCCTCCTGAAGTTGTATATCATAATTAAATTTTCTCCCCTCTGCATGTTTAAAAACTAAATTATTCATTATTGAAACATAAATAGGTTCTACTAATTTTGATATTCCTCTGACCAAATCAAAGTTGCAAAAAATAAACGATTTATGGTTACCAACTACATCATACATAGTAGATATTGAATCTACCATAGTATAATTTGTATCAGGGAATGATAATTTTATTTCTTTCCATTTACTACCAATTGATCCATATTTTTGTTGTCCACTTCCATGAACAATTCTATCCGATCTTTTTTTAGTTACTTGAAAATCAACTTCTGATGAAGGATCAATAGTCAAATAATCACCTAACCAAAATCTTCCCATTTCAACATATCCGTCAGGATTGGTTTGATCGTCGAATTGTAATTGCCAATATTGATATGATACTGGAGTAAAGAAATTAAGCATCATATCAACATTCCAAGCAACAGTTTTTGAAGTAGCGGGACTTCCCCAACTATTAGAACTATTTGCAGCAACGGTTATTGTAGCTGAAGATGTAAAATTATGTGCTATTATTGCAACAGTAGAAATATTATAAGCCGCGCCCAAATCAATAGTAACTGTCTGTGCTGTTAAATCTATTGTTCTATAAGTGGTTGATAATCTTTCTTCTTGCAAATTGATACATGGATAGCTAGGAGATTCTGACAATGCCGTTAATGCAGAGCCTAAAGCCAAATCAAAATAATTGTTATAGGCCATTCTCATTAGATGACTGCCTTTGCCGATATAAGCACGGTCTTATTTCTAGTTGCCGCGAATATTCCCGAATATAAAGTTTGTGAATCAAGTTGTATTGTCATACTAATGGGTATATCCGATGATCCATTAAATGTGTTCCCTTGATTGATAAATTGCTCTAATTTATCTAATGGGAAAATTACTTCAGGTTGCCCCGCTTCGGCTATAGTTGCATTAATGCCCCCAGACTGTGGCATAGCGATACCACCTTCAGCAAATGAAGGTTTTGTGGGAGGAACTTGTTTTTTAATCGTAGCTATTTGTAATCCGGTATATACAAGAGAAGCGGCGGCGGCAGCAGCTCCTAAAACAGGTCCAACATATGGAATACCGGCCAAGGCCTTATAAGCATTAATAGCAAGTTCCGCTCCAGCTATAGTAGCCTGAGCAATAGATAAAACTTGATTAGTTTCAAAAGCCGATTTTTCAACGTCATAAGTATCCATTGCCGCTTTTTGTTCCAACGCTTTTTTCTTATCTGCGGCATCTTGTTCTAATTGTGCTTTAGTAGCTGCCGCTACAGCTAAACGCAATGCCTCGGCATCATCTATAGCTTTTCGTTTTTTATCATATTCCTGTTGTATCGCTAATTTATCTCTTTCATTTTGTAATTTATTGGCAGTAATGGTATCCCCAGCAGCAATGGCAGCAGCTATTTCAGCATCATATTCTTCTAAAGTGGATGCTTCAACCAATCCTAAACTATATAATTTAGCCTCTTCTTCTTGATCTAATGCGGATTTTTCCGCATCTATTAATTGTAGTTTACCATCTAATGTTTCTTGGGCTATCCTTAATTCTTCTTCTGCTTGTTCTAATGCGGTTTCAGTGGCAACTCCGGCGGCTTTTTCTTTTGCCAATAATTCTGCATCAATAGCATCTTCTGCATACTGCAATTCTTGAGCTATAGCGTCTTTTTTATTTTGTACATCGGCACTATATAAAGATTTTAATGACGAGACAAGGGAGGAAACAGTATTTAACACATTACTTACATATTGAGAATACAATTTTATTTTGGCATTTATGGTTGCCTTTTCTATTTCTTCTTGAGAAATGCAACCGGATTTTTCGGCGGCTGTTTTTGCTTTTTCAATATCGTCAAATGATTTAAAATCTCCCTTTAATAATCTATCATAAGCTCCTGAGGAGCTTTCAATTATTTTATCTCTATCGGCAACTTCTTTATTATATTTTTCTGTTTGTTCTTTTCTATTTTTTTCTTCGTCAGATATTTGTTGCTTAATAGTATTGGCGTAAGCATTAGCTCTAGCTAATATGGCATCATCATAAGCTTTTTTATCATCATTATATTTATTGCTTGCCTGAGTTAATTGATCTAAAGCATCTTTAGTAATCCGTAAGGCTTCTGTCCCTATTGCATGACTTCCAGAAGCCGCAACTATTGGAGCTAATGCTTCCGCATATTTTTTTGTGGCATCGGTTACTTCTTTTGTGGCTTCATCCGCCGTTCTCAATCCTTTAGATTGCAATTGAGCGGTTAATGATATTGAATCATTATATTCTTTTGCCGCCTTATCTCTAGCATCACGTAAGCCTTGTAATTTATCCTCTTCATCTTGTAATGCTTTAGTAGCCGCATTATCTTTAGCTATTTCATTATCTTTTTTTATTTGCTCTTCTTCTGCTATGCGATATTCCTTTCTAACTTTAGTAAGCATCGCATAGCCATCAGCTATTTCTTGATTGGCTTTTCTTTTCTCACTAGCAGAACTTTTATCATCATTTACCACTTGTTTATTCATATCAATCATTGATTGGACAGCATCATGATATTCTATAACTGATACCTTCCCATCTCTATATGCTTTTATAATTTCGTTATTTTGTGCGGCTACTCTAGCCCGATTTATTAATTCAGTTACATATAAATATGAATCAGTAACTAATTTTAATGCGGGTAAAGCATCTTGAACTAATGACATTGAAAAAGCTTTCCAAGAAGCTTTTAGCGCATCAGTTGATTTTTCAAAATCATGCGCATTTTTTATTGTACTGTCATTTAATACCAATCCTAATTCATTGGCTTTATTTTTTAATTCTTCAATTCCTTTAGAACCTTCTTTTAACAAAGGGACCATATCTAATGCACCACGACCAAATAATTTTAATGCTAAATTTGTACGTTCGGTATCATTAGATAAATCGCCTAATTTTTCTATTGTTTGATCAAATATGTCTGTAGTTGATAAAAAATTACCACTAGTATCTTTAGTTTGAATTCCTAATTTCGCAAAAGTATCTTTATTTGTTTCAAGTCCACGAGTCATCATTTTTACGGCAGCGGTTATTGTTTCTAATGAACCACCAGTTTGTTCTGCAATAAATTTATATTCTTGTAATGCTTTAGTTGATAATCCTGTACGTTCTGATGTTTCTTTTATTTGCGCACCATATGAAACTAATTCTTTTGTAAAATCAGAAAATACCTCTATAGCTCCTACAATTATTGCAGTTAAAGCTACAGCTGGATTTGCCAATAATTTTGTCATCATATTAGATGCAGATAAAATAGCTTGACCTAAAGGCCCACCTTCTTTTAATATTTCTGCAAATTGGCCTACTTTTTGTTTACTAGTATCAATAGCGGAATTTAATTGAGTAGTATCTCCAACTATAGATACAACCATTTCCCCTAAATTTGCCACTATTCTATATCTCCATATTGTTGTTTCATATCTTCTTTAATTTTCTTTAACTCTTGTAGTTTTTTATCACTTATTTCTTCTTTTTCTGTAATATTATTTTTAATATTATAACCTTTATTATTATACATTATGATTTGGCCTATTGTCATTTCCCAAAGTAAATATTCTTTCGTTGCCCATGCATACATTAAACCCATTGATACAAATAAGCGCCCAAGATGAATTATCGGCTCTTCTTCCTGGGCGCCTTCAAGTTTTTTGAGTTGGTCTGTATTCCATTATAAGCTCTAGTTAATGCTTCTTGAATCGTACTTGTAAATTTTTTAATCTGCAAAGCATCAACATTATCGTTAAACCATTCTTCATTCATTTCTGGATGCTTTCTTTCACAAAATAATGAACATAATTTTACAGACAATTCAAAAGCACGCTTAGTATCATCACCATTTTCTAATAATGAATCTTTATTAATTGAAGATAATTCTTGAACTATTCTATCAACTTCAAAAGTAATGCCACAAGGGATAAAAGAAACATCTATTTCTTTATCTCCTAATTTAATAAAACGAGGTTCAGGACGTAGAACATCTAAATCTTCTACTTTCATTAAGATATCGTCTTGGTAAAGATAGTCTGAGCGGTAGCATACTGCTTACAAAGTAAACTAAAACTATAAACACTAATAGGATCAGCATCATTATCAGATTTAAGAGATAATGACCAACCACCATTAATAAATGCTCTATTTACTACATAAGTTGTAGTTTGTGTAGAACCAGTAGAAAGTTTCCTAACGTTTACTAATTTTAATCCAACGCCGTTAATAGAACTAACCTGACCACCTACTGTCATTACAGAACCACCAGTAGTTGATGCCATTACCCCATTACTTAGCGCGGAAAAAGCTGATGCATCATACTCAATTAATTCAATATCAATAGTAGCAGTTTCACGAGCTACCCCTTGAATAGGATCAGGAGCATTCCCGGCCTGGCAAGTATACATAGTAGGTTCGTATTTAAATGATTTAACCATACCAGCACCTAAGTTGGTAGTAATAGATGCAGCAGTATTCCCGGCAGTTCCTACATACATTGCATAGTTACCAATTTCTATTTTAGCATCAGTAACAGAACTATTTTGATAAAGAGGCATAATTATTCTCCTTTAACAAATAAAGACTTAATCTTATTAACAAATTTGGTTAAATATTTAATAACTAAATCTTTAAAAAACATACCAAATATAAATGATACAATAATTAGAATAATTACAAACCCAAATACCACCATATTATTCTCCTTTATGAAACTGTTGATCTTGAAAATACTAAAAATATATCAATAGGAGCATTATATATAGCATCTTCCGGTTCAGGTATTAAACCCTGCCGTTGCTTTGTAAACGCTCTAGTAATACCAAATCCATTCATATCGCCATATATTCCCATCCCATCAAGTCCATTAAAAGTATCATCTACCAATTTACATAATTGAATTGCTGTTTCCGCTGTAGTTGCTCTGCAATTAATTGAATATGATATTCTTTCAAATCCTCTATATCGTTGTCCTCCTGGCATTTCAAAATAATTAATACAAGGTACTGTAGTTGTAACTGGCCTTTGCCCATTATATATTCTGCCAGATGTTAGTACAGAAATAGCTGTAACTGAATTTAAAATATATCCTACACATTGTGATCCAGTCACTTCAAATATTCCTTAAATTGATTTTTTCCTTCTACTTCAACTATTGTTAAACTTTCACCCATAGCCAAATCTAATGCAGGGCGCAAAAAGGGCTGTGCGTTCATTCGTACAGTTCCAAATTCTTGATATGGAGCATAATCAACGGCACTACCAATCAATGTTTCATTATCATTATTTGGTTTAGTTATATTTCTAAATGATTCCACGTTATGATTAGTTGGAGGAGTTTCTTTTGCATAATTAGAAGGATTTTCTATATTATCCCCTTTATCTTTACTTTGTGTATTAATAGATGCGGCTAAATATCCATATCTTCTTGCCGCTAATTCTTTTGCTTGTCCTTCAACCACCAAACCAATTTTATATGTACTATCTGAAATTACTTTCTGTCCAATAACTTTTACCTCATCACCATTCCATTTTGTAATTACTTTTGTTGTCATTATTCAAACCTATCTAAATGCATTATGCAAATTTCGTGCAAATTCATAACATCATCCATAAATCCAACTGTATTATATGATTCATTATTGTATGTAACTGTTTCAATAGATGTTTGCCCAGGTTCTAAATCATTTTTTCTATTAAATGTATATACACCGTATTCAAATATTAATGTGTGACTAGAGTCCATACTATAGCGATCATATAAATATCTATTCGTTGTACTATTAACCCATAAGGCTGTCAATGGCAATGTAGTAATAGTTGTAGTTGTAGTACTTCCTCCCATCCCATCATTTGACGATATAGTTCTATTTATTAAAATTTCATTTTTAATAGTTAATAAATCTCGCAACATTTAATTACACCTAACCAATTTATATCTTTCTAATTTATTTAATATTTCTAATGGATAACCAAAATTATCATTATCTATAGTATATGTTTCTGATAACGGACCTAATGATCTTGATTTAATTCCAGCTGTTCTACGTGGCCTAACATCATAATCATATGCAATCATTTCCGCTATTACCATTTTAACATCTAATGGAACATATACT